ATAAAGGAAAAAACAAATGAAATAAAAGAGAAAAGTAAATTAATAAAGGATAATATAGAAAATATTAAATCATTAAAAGATAATATAAATGAATTAAAAAATAGCACGGGTAAAATAATAGATGATAAATTAAATATAATTAACGATTATAAAAATAAATTGAATATTAAAGAAAAAGAAAATACTGAATTAGAAAATGAAAATACTGAATTAGAAAGCGATAATGAAGAATTAGAAAATGAAAATGAAAAATTAAATAATATGATATTAGAATTAGAAAATGATAAATTAGAATTAGAAAATGATAAAAGTGATATTGATGATGAATTAGAAAAAAAGAATAAATTTAGTAAATATTATTTATATTTATTAATATTTGCGATAATAATAATTATAATAATGAGTTTTTACTTAATTAGGAAAAAGTAAGTTATTTTTTTATATTTTTATTTATATGTTTCCAGAAAAATGGAATTTAGATAATATAAATAAAATAAAATTAAATGATAATTATACTAAAATTCTATTAAATTATATTTTAGATGATTTTAAAAATTTAAAGAATGATAGAAAAACATTTTTAACTTTATGTGATTGGTCTTATCCAAATTTTACAGGTGGTGGAGAAAAATGGTTATATGATTTATCTAAAAAAATGTATGAATTTGGTTATAATCCAATTATAATAACATTCATAGATAAAGATTATAAATATTTTAAAAAATTAAATATAATAGAAAAAGAAAATGTTAAAATAGTTGAAATGGTAAATGATAAAATTGATTTAATTAAATTAATTAATTTTTTAGAACCAGTATGTGTATCACATCAAGGAATTAATAGAATAAAGTATATGAAATTATGTAATGTTTTAAATATTCCATTTATTTCTGGATTTTGTTTTTGGCAAGATATAATTGATTTTAAAGATTATTCTAATATAAATATTTTAGAAACTTGCTTACATTCAAAATCAAAAAATTTTGAATTAGTTTATAATAATTGTGATTATTTATATAGTGCAAGTTATTTTGTAAAAAAAGTAATTAAACAATATTATAATGTTGATATTCCAGTAATTGATACAATAAGTTTAAATAATATTAAAACAGAAATAAATGAAGATGCTGATTGTATAACAATGATAAATATTAATTATTATAAAGGTGGATGGATGTTAATAAATTTATTAGAAAAATTAGATATAGATTGCCCTTTTATTTTAATAGATAGTGAAAAAAATAATAATAAATTTTATGATGAGTTAAATAAAGTTATAGAGAAAAGAAATAATAAATATAATAGTAAAGTATTATTAATAAGAGAAAAAGTGGATGATATAACTGAAATATATAAGAAAACCAAATTATTATTAATTGGTTCAATGGTGGATGAAACATTTTGTAGAGTTGGTTATGAGGGAATGATTAATAAAATACCAATATTATCAACAAAAAATGGTAATTTAAAATATTTATTAGAAGATTATGCAGATTTTTTAGATGAGAATGTAAATTTTTGGATAAAATATATTAAAAAAATATATAATAATAATGAATATTTGGAAACAATGAAGAATAGAAAATGTAAAATTGATTTAAGTGAAAAAAATATATTTAATAAATTTTTAAATGTTGTGGAAAATATAAAATTGAAAAAAGAAAGAATATTAGAAAAAAATAATGTTGGAATATTAATTCCTTGGGCGGATCAGGGTTTAGGAATACAAGGTAGAGAATATTATATAGAATTAACTAAAAATGGTTATAATGTTAATATTATGTCATTTAAACCTTACAAAGCAAATGATAAAAATTTATTATTACAGACAGAACAAAATGAATGGAATTATGATAATATTTTTTACTATAATAAAACAAGAGAAGAAATTACTTTAGAAGATATAATTGATTTTATTTTAAAAACTAATATTTCAACAATTATAATACCAGAAATATGCTACGAACATATATATCATGTTGTATCTTTATTTAAATTATTTAATGTTAAATGTATTGGAATACCAAATATAGAAATAGTAAGATATGATGAAATATATAAATATAATATATTTGATGTTATATTATGTAATAATAAAAGTTCTTTAAAATTATTAAATCATATTAAAATAAATACAAAAATAGATTATTTGGGTTTTAATTTAAATCATAATTTTATTAAATATAAAAAATTAAAAAATAAAGAAAATATTGAATTTTATTGTTCTGGTGGATTTAATAGTTTTGTGAGAAAACATATTAATAGAATTTGTGATATATTTAATAATATAAAAATTAAAAATATAAAATTATATGTTTATATTCAAAATAAAAAAGTTGAAGATAAAATAAATAATAATTATAATGAAAATATAATTTTTATATATAAAAATCAGTCATATTTTGAAATAATTGATATGCATAGAAAACATGACATATTTATACATATGGGAAGTCATGAAGGTTTGGGTTTAGGATTTTATGAAGCAATACAAGTTGGAACACCTGTAATTACAATTAATACAACACCTAATAATGAAATTATTAAAGAAAATATTAATGGATGGTTAATAAAATCAAAAAAATATACATTAAAAGATAATGATAAATCAATAATTTATGGTGATAAATTTGATAAAGAAGATTTAAGAAAAAAGATAATTGAAATATGTTATTCTTTTGATAAGAGAATGATGTATAAAAAAATAAAAGGTTTTAATAATAAATTAAAAAATAATAATTATATTAATAATTTAATAAAATATTTATAATTATTAATGACTAAAAATTTTTATGTTTAAACTATTTATAATTTCAATATTTGGATTATAACAAACTGGATATAAAGGTAAATATATTATAGAATTAATTTGATTTTCAATTAAAAAATCTTTAAAATTTTTCATATAAAATTCATTATTAATATATATAATTTGAATATTTCTATGAGAATAATATTTATTAATAATATTTTCTACTTCAGTTTCATTAAAAAAATAATCTGTTTTAATAATTCCTAATTTAATATTATCTGGATTTGTATAATACTCTATTTTATCAATTTTAGGAGGTTCTAACAATAAAAAATTCATATTTTTAAAATGTTTTTCATAAATTTTTAATGAATGTTCTGATAAAAATATTATTGTTTTTGCTTTTTTAAATAATGTTATAATATTTTCATTAATTTTTATATCATTTCTATCATTATTAAATATCCAAGGAATTGATTTATCTTTTTTATCTAATAATAATTCATCATTAATCCAATAATAATCTGTAATTATTATATAATACTCATATCTAATAATATCATTAATACTTATATCATTAATATTAAATAAATTTGTAATTATTAATTTATAATCATCTTTAATTTTTCTTAATTGATTTAAATTATGAATATAAAATTTTTCAGGTATAAAATAATCTAATAAATCATTACTTTCACCAAGTATATAACAATGTTCAATATTATCTTTATCATTTAAAAAACTAATATTTTTATTATCTATATCATACTTAATTTTTATTTTATCTAAATTTGTATAAAAAATATTACCTTTATCAGAAGTATTTGTTGTATCTTCATTTGTTAATATAATATCATTTAATAATATAATATCATCTCTTTGTTGTAAATGTTCTACATATATCATATCAATACAATTTACTTTATTTTCAATTAAATCAATAATAGTTGAATATAAACTTTCATTAACACTATATCCATAAGCACCCATTACATTGTAGTCTTTAATATAAGAAAAATTATTCATAAATAATTTAATACCATCAGTTAATCCACCAAAATAAAGCATATTATATTTTGGAACTTTAATATTTTTTAATATATCAAAAAAATGTTCTGTTAATTCAATATCATCTTCAAATATTAAAACATTTTTATATTTTCTATTAATTGATAATTGTATTGCTTTTTTATGACTTAATAAACATCCATAATGACCTCGTGTTTTTATTTTATGTTTTACTTCTTTATAATTAGATACTGTTTTCCCATCAATTGCTTCTAAAAATTCATAATTTTTTATGTTAAATTTTTTAAATTCTTTAGATATTTTTTCTCTTCTATCAATATTTTCTTTTAGATTGATGATAAATATATTATCATATTGAATATTAAATCTTTCATTATTATTATTAAATTTAACAGATTTTAATATTAATTTAGAGTTTATAGAAAGAGTAAAATTAATATTAATATAATCATCTTTATTCATTTCACTATTAAAAATTAGTGAATCATAATTATCATTTTTAATAATTTTTTTATGTTTTGTTTCAATTTCTAAGTAATTAAAATGTATTAATTCAAATATTATTTGTAAATTACCATTATTATTAATAGTTATTTTTATATTTGATGGTTTATCATTTTTAAATAAAAATTCATATTGATTTTTTATTTTATTATTTATTTTAACATTATTATTATCTATTTTTAACATTTATGAATATTCTATAATTTAAAATATAATTTTATTCTTATTTTTATTATCAATCATTATTGAAATATTATCTTTTAATATTTTTATAATTTCATTTTTTGTAATATTTATATCATTTAAATACAGATACTCATATAAAAATATAAACGAATTTTGATAATCAATAATTGTAAATATTTTACAATTTTTACAATTTGGAATATTTAATAATTCATTATTTATTAAATGATTAATATTTTTATTCAAAATAATTTCTTCAATTTTATCTATATTAATTATATTATTATTAAAATAATTAAATAATTTTAATGTATCCTTTATTATATTTATATCAATATACTTTAAATAATTTAATAAATATCCTATTTTAATTGTTAGATTATTATATGTATTTAATATCATTAATATATATATTGTATTAACTATATAGTATTCTTCATCTCTTTTTAAATTATAAATATACATTTTTTTTATTAAATTATTTATTTTTTCTTTTACATTTCTTAATTCAGTCATATTATAATCTATAATATTATCATTATTAATAAAGATTGTATCTACTATGTTATTACTATTAATTAAAATTGTTAAATATAATTCTGATATATTTTTAGGATTAATTACATTATAAATATTAAAATTAATAGTTGTTTCAAATATTATTTCAAATAAAAAATAATATTTTGATATTATTATCTCTTTTAATTCATCAAAATATAAATAACTTATTTCATATATTTTTTTTGTTATTATCTGTTTATCTATGATTTTATTATTTTTAAAAAAACTCATAATATTATCTTTATTATCTTCTATAAAATTTAATAATTTATTTTCTACTTTAAATAATTTATAACAAAGTAATTCTAATATATCTAAAATAATATTTGGAATAAATTTAATTATTCTATAATTTTTAACATCTATTGTATCATTATTTATATAAATATAAATTTTATTATCATACATTTGTATATTATAGTTTATATATATTTTCATTTTAATTGGTATTTTAATATAATTTAAAATAATATGAATAATTATAATTTAATGAATAATACTATTGAATTAGATTTTGATGAATTTGATAATGAATTTGATGATAATGAAATTAATTTAGAAGATATTGAAAATGAAATTAAAGAACCTATAATAATTAATTTAAATGATATAGAAGAAAATATTTCTGTAAAAAGCAATAAATATAAAATTAATATTGATAATATTAAAGAAGATATCAATTTAGAAGATAAAAATAATATAAAAAATATTACAAAAGATGAAATAATTGATTATGATAATTATGAAGTTAATATTGGAGATAATAAAAAACATAATGAAATTGTTAATAATTTTAAAAAAAATAATAATAAAACAAATGATATTGCAAACATTGATTTAGAAACAATGGTTAATAATAAAACAAATGATATTGCAAATATTGATTTAGAAACAATGGTTAATGTTGTTAATGAAAATAAAAGAGAATTTGAAGATTTAAAGTCAGCACAAATATTTAAAATGGATATATTATTTGCTAAATTAATGGCTAATGGAGGATATGTTAAAGAACCAAAAAATAAAGAAAATTTTGATAATTTAGTAAATGAAATGGATGATTTTGTTGATAATTGTATTATGAGAGCTACTGATAAATATAGTATTAAAAATAAATTACATATAATTAATATAAATAATTTAATACAAAGAATTAAAACATATAAAGAAGAAAACAAACTTAAAAATAATAAAAATGTTAAATTAAATAATTCATCCAATAAAATATTAAATATTCACAATCATATAATATATTATAAAGTAGAAAATAAATGGTTTGAAATATCTTATAGAGGATTAAATATAGTAAAAGAAGATTATAATAAAGATTTAAATTTTTGTATTGATAATCTTAATAAAAAAGATAAATATAGAAAGAAAAATTTAAGTTTTAATATACGAGCAATTAAATTGCGTTATTTATTAAATAATATAAAAACAGAATTTTTTTATTTATATAAAGAAAAAAATTAATTTCCTTATAAAATAATTAATTATAGGGGATAAAAAATTATTTTATATATAATATGTATATGACTGAAGGAATGAATAATATTGGTAATTATGCTGTCAGTGCCGTCCAAGCTGGTGGAAAAAAGAGAGCTAAAAAAACTAAGACTTCTAAGGCTTCTAAGACCACCAAGACCTCTAAAACTACTGCTAAACGCTCTAAATCATCTAAGCCCAGAAAAGCTTCCAAGAAATCTAAGAGTTCTAAAGCTAAGAAGGGTGGTGCCAAGAAATCTAAGGCTTCTAAGAAATCTAAGGCTTCTAAGAAATCTAAGGCTTCTAAGAAATCTAAGGCTTC